CCCACACATCACTCCTCCTTCTTCTCAATCCTGGCCACGAACTTGTCCATGACAAGATTGAAGTACACAGGGCTGAACACCGCTGCTATGCAGAGCCCGCTCACCACGATCTCACGCACAGTAGGCACGCCCTTCAGGAACCTGTATGCTGACCACGCCGCAATCCACACAGCCCCTATGAGCTGCGCAGATAAAGACAAGCCCTTTGCTCTCATGCCGCACCTCCCTGGGCTGGCCGCAGGATTCCCAGCGCTCCCTTAAGGCTGCGCATGGCAAGCTCGCACCCGCCCTGGCTTATTCCGTTCTGCTGGATCACCAGCGCCTTGTCGTTCTCAACGGCCAGGATAATGGAAACATGACCCCACTTGTTTGTCGGGGTCGCATCCTCAATAAGCACGTCACCGAGCCGAGCCTGCATGGCATTCAGCCTGATGAAGAATTCCTTTTCCCTGTTAGAGCTGAACCGCTCCCAGAGCTCCTTGGCCCCGTCCACCGATCCAGTATGCGGGCAGCCCACCACGTCCTGGCAGTACTGCCTGAACAGATCCACGCATTGAGCCCCGTAGGCCTTGTCAAAGTCCACGGCCCTGCCGTTGTACTTTACTGCGAATTCACAGACGGTCATCTGCCAGCCTCCCAGCAGTCCAGCCTGCGCTCAATGATATTGCTGTAGTTCATCATGGCCCAGAGCTGCGCATGTAAAAGGTCAGGGTGCTCGATCTCGCTCTCGTCATGCTCCATAAGGAACTTGTCCAGCAGGTGCATGCGTGCAGCCAGCTCATCACGCTCCTTCTCCAGCCGCTCCACCCATTCAGGTCTATTCATTCTGCCCCTCCAGGTCGTCTATGCGGTGATTGGCCACTTTTATCTTTTCCTCAAGGATCGCACTCCGCTCCTCGAGCTGGTAGGTGCGCTCAATAAGATTGTTGTGCTTATCCACCTTCTTCTCCAGCTCCGCCAGCCTGTACTCCTGCACGGCCTGCGCCTTACGGTTACTAAAATATGCGCCAGCCAGAGCCCCAGCAAAGCCTAATGCTGCAATAATTATGTTCGTCACGTGGTCCACCATCATCTGCTTATATAGTCAGTCCTCATAGTCCACGGGCACCAGGCCGCACCTGCAGTTCCAGTCGTCCTTCTCGGCGGGAATGGCGTCAATAGGGAACACCTTTCCGTTCAGCGCCGCATGGCTGGCCCGAACACGGCTGTCGTTGCACGTCATCCACCTGACGGTCCGCACCCCAGCCGCCTTGTAGGTCGCCAGGGTCAGCGCCTTGTTGAACCTGGCCATCTGATCCCGTGCGAAGAAGCGGGCCTTCACGTTCCCAAGCCTGCCCAGGGTGTTGACCACATCTGGCAGGGAGAACGTGTCGCTTTTGCCGTTCACATAGTCCTGGAGCCCCTGCAGGAACTGCTGCTTCAGGTCGTATGCATACCAGTCCAGCCTGTGCTTTGATTGCTCCAGGTACTCGTTCATCACCGCAGCGATCTGCTCCGTGAACAGGAGCCGCTTGTCAATGCTGAATGCCGACATCCTGCCCTTGAGCGCCACGCCTGCGTCACGCAGGAACTTCTTGTAGAAGTCGCTGGTGTCGCTGGCCAGCACGTCCTCAAGGTACTGCCGCACCACCTCGGGCTCGAACTCGCTCTCCTCGGTGACCCACTTTGCCTGGAGCACCGCAGCGATCTGCCCGATTGTGTCCTTGTCCAGGATTGCTGTGCGGCCAAGGCCCTCCTTTCCAGTTCCCCTCCCAGGGTCGCCAGGTGCACGCCTGGCATCAGAAGTCAGCACCTCTCCAGCCTGCGCCTTTCTCACACGCTCGGCCTCCGCCTTAAACTCCTTGACCAGGGCCACGATCTTCTCCTTGAAGCCCGCTTTAAGCCTTCGGATTATACGGTCCTCCAATGCGAACGGCGGACGGGGTATTCCCAGCCTCGCCATGCGCAGGAAGCCCTGCCGTGTCCTTGGTCCGTATATATACCCGCCTACACGGGTTACTTCTTTATTCGATTCCATACTTCAAATAAGCGTATGTGGTATCCAGGACGGGCGCTATCTTGTAGAGCTCGTCGTCGCTCGGGTAGCTTGTCGGAAGCCCCGTCATCCAGGTCGCCACAGGAATGCCAGCCGCAGCGGCCAGCTCGTTCCAGGTCATGCCATGCTCCGCCTTTAATATGAGTATCCGCTTGTATACTCCTGTCATTGCACGCCTCCCTCTGGGCCCAGGTTAGCCTGGATGTCGTCCCACATGTTCTGATCAAATCCGCCCGCACCCTCCTGCGGCTCTGCGGAAAGCCTGTCCATCAGCTTGGCGTCTATATCCACGCTCGGCACGCACTTGTGCGCCAGGTCCATTGCGGCGTCCATAGGCACGCCCAGGCTCACCATCTGCGCCAGGATCGTAGTGAAGTTCTGGCCAAGCTGCGCCTTGTCCTGGTCGGAGAGCACCACGCCCGAGTCGGGCTTTATGGTCACCTGGTCGGCATACTTGGCCTGCTCGCTGTTCTTGCCGAAGCAGGAGTACACCAGGAGCCTTATGCATGGCTGCATCGCAGGTGCCACGTTGTTGAACAGGTTACGGGTCATCTCGCTCTGCTTCAGGGTCACATCCTCGTGGTTGTCGCTGGCAAGGCCCGAAGCCTTCTCCTGGAATATCACGCTCTCGGCCAGGCCGCACCCTGCGCTTATGGCAAGCCGTGCCTCCCCGATCAGCTGCTGGAATCCCGAGTAGGTCCGCTCCAGAATTTTTATTTCTCCCACCGAATTAAATGCCTTCGGATGGAGCATGCTCCACTCCCGCATCTGCTGCTCGTTCAATTTGAACAGGTCCTTTGCGGCCTCTGGACCGTTCTCCAGGATCAGGCCGTCTGCTGGGATGTGGTGGTACATAAGGGAGCATTGCTGCGCCATTATCGGCAGGCTCTGCTTCATGATCTGATAACTCTCGTAATCCTTCACCCAGCCCTCGAAGTCGGATGTGGACCAGCCGAGCTGCTGGATCGCTCCCCAGAACGGCAGCTTCTTTGGCCGCACCATGGCCACACGCTCGGTGCTGACCTTCACGCCGCCCAGCGGTACGAATATCGTCCGTGCGTACAGATAATCCTTTGCGGTGATATTGTAGTCAGGTACGAACACCACGGACCAGCGGTCAGCGGTCACCCACCACCTGATGAAGTCCTTTTCTCCTGGCAGGGTCGCCAGCAGGTCGTGCATGTTCTGGTCGCTGTTGAGCGGGGTGTCG